AAAAAACCGCCTCTAGGGGGCGGCTTGACGACACTGCTTATCATTGATTTTATTGGTAAAGCGATATGGTGCCCGGGGCGGGACTTGAACCCGCACAGCCTTACAGCCGAGGGATTTTAAATCAGGCGCTTTTAGAAGTTAAATCAACACAATATGCTAGGTTTTCATAATTTAGCCTCAAAGTCAGCCCTAATTTATTCAATAACTTAGATGCGAACATGAGGCCATATTATGAAGTTTTTACTTAAATTATTGGCCTGCAAGGCTCATAAACTGACACAACCTCCGCCGTCACTTTCCCCAGCACGATAATCCCTTCCATGCCCTCTCCGTCTATCGTCTCCCCGTCTGAGGTGATAATCCCTGTAGTGAACAATCGACCCAGTTGCGGGAACTCGCCTATCTGAAATGCAATCTTGTCGCCCGGCGCGGGATTCAGTGATTTATCTGCTAGCACGAACCCGTCAGGCGTCTCAATCAGGATCATGTTGTTGCGGTAAGGCATCAGCACATCGTTCAGGTCGATGCGCCGCTCTATGTAATCGGACGCTGGTGATGGAAACCCCATAATTACCTCACGTATCCCATATTGCGGAGCGCCCAGGTTTTATTCTCACTCTGCTCAGTGACCAGCTCGAAGAAGAAATTCTGATAGCGCCGAATCCACCTGTTGCACTCTGCCAGCGTCCATACGTGATTGACGTCATCAAGCCGCTTCTGGAATGCCGCAGTGGTGAGCGTCTGCCTGCCACGTCCATCCAGCGTCAAAGAACTCATAAACGCTGCCTGTATGTCACTCTCTCTCGCCATGATAAATCCTCCTCTGATTAATACTGTATGGATAAACAGTAATATTGATCGGTAGGATTGATCAAGGCGGAGTGGTGCACATATTTGTAAAGGGATTGAGCTAAAAGGGGTTTTAGGCTGGCGGCGGCAGGTGTGAGTGACTAACCTCAAACTACCCACCCCGTAGCCTGCTCAGAGAGGCGCGGTTGAGTCATTGCCCGGTCGCCGGGCTTTTTTCATTAACCCCGCTTTACTAATTCTTGCCAAAAACCAGACGTAGTGACAAGATCCGCAACTTGCGATTATAGGAATATACTGATGTTAAAGCTGTTCGCTCGCTACGCTTCGGTTGGGGCGGTTAACACTCTCATTCACTGGATAATTTTTGCTGCTCTTTACTCACAGGGCTTCAACCAGTCGATGTCAAACTTTGCGGCCTTCTGTTGCGCGGTAACGTTTTCATTTTTCGCAAATGCCAAGTGGACATTTGACGCCGAGACCACCACGTTTCGCTACATAATTTATCTTTTCTTTATGGGCGGCATGGCATCCGCAGTTGGAATGTATGCGGACAGGTCGCACTCCAGCCCTGTTATTACGCTTATTGCTTTTTCTGCCATCAGCCTGGTGTGTGGATTCATTTATTCAAAGTACATTGTTTTCAAGGATAGAGGATGAAAATATCTCTTGTCGTTCCGGTATTTAATGAAGAAGACGCCATAACTATTTTCTATAGGGAAATCCGTCATTTTCAGCCCTTCCAGGGGGAAGAGGTTGAAATTGTCTTTGTAGATGACGGTAGCACTGACTTCACTGCTGTTCTGATGAAAGAGATGGCGCAGGAAGATAGCCTGGTCAAAAACATATTCTTTACTCGCAACTTTGGTAAAGAGGCTGCGTTATTTGCTGGGCTAGCAAAGGCCAGCGGCGAGGTGGTAATACCTATAGACGTGGACCTTCAGGACCCGCTGGAAGTCATTCCGCGCATGATTGAGAAATGGCGAGAAGGGGCTGATGTTGTTCTGGCAAAGCGCATGGATAGGTCTTGCGATAGCCATCTCAAGAGAAAAAGCGCCGAATGGTTTTATCACCTTCACAACCTGATTAGCAATCCACAGATCGAGGAGAACGTAGGTGATTTTCGCCTTATGTCTCGCGAGGTCGTGGAACACATCAAACTGCTACCAGAAAGAAACCTTTTTATGAAGGGGATACTATCCTGGGTAGGTGGTAAGACAGATGTGGTTGAATACGTTAGAGCCGAAAGAGCCGCAGGAAAAAGTAAGTTTAATGGCTGGAAACTTTGGAATCTGGCGCTTGAAGGGATAACGAGTTTTTCTACCTTCCCGCTGAGAATGTGGACGTATATCGGTCTCTTCGTAGCCGGTTGCTCATTTTTTTATGGGGCATACATGATTGTGGATACCCTTTGTTTTGGAAATCCGGTGAAGGGATATACATCGATAATGGTATCGATGCTATTCCTTGGCGGCGTTCAGCTGATAGGCATTGGAGTGCTCGGGGAGTACATTGGGCGCATTTACATCGAAACCAAGAACAGACCAAGATACATTACTAAGTCAAAGGAATGACATCTATATGATTTCAATTTTTAAAAAGCAACCGCACACATTCTCTTTCTTTTTTTTCTGTGCTTTGATTGCACTTTATGTGATGCCTATAATCTTAACGGGCAGGCTTTACATTGATGACTTGGGTAGGACTCTGTATGGATATTCAGGATGGGGGTTAAACGGCAGGCCGTTAAGTGATGCAATAATGCAATCTATGAGCTTAGGCGGTGAACTGCTAGACTTGTCACCACTCAATCAAATATTAAGTGTTTTGATACTTTGCATTGCCCTGTATTATTATGCTGCAAAATTTTTTGGCGAAATTAGCTTTATAGGATCGCTTGTTATATGCTTTCTGTTCATAGCAAATCCATTCTACATTGAGAACCTTTCATACAGATTTGACTCTTTAACAATGGCTTTGAGCATGGTGTTACTGCTAATTCCATACTCAGTTCCCAGCAGGCGATACATAAGTGACCTATTTTCTATTCTTATGATTATAGGATCTCTTTCTCTTTATCAGGCATCAATAGGTCTGTTTGCTATTCTGGCTTTGATTGAATCTATTACGGCTCCGAACAAAGGTAACAAACATATTGCTTCAATGATAGCAAGAAGGGTAATGCAGCTGTTTATAGCCTTCCTGATATATAAGACATTCATATCTTCTTACTTCGTTAAGGATTACTATAACATAACTCACTCTGAAGTTATTAAGTTAAGCCATGAATCTTTATCGGTACTTATTGAAAACATCAAAAGCTTCGTATGGTTTTTGAACAGCTATTTTCATAGCATGCCTGTCGCATTAAGGGTTTTAATCCCATCAGCAATTGCATATTCAACAATTAAAATGGCTTATGAAATCTATAAGAGAGGCTCAAAAGATAATGCTATAGCTCTTCTAATCCTGATATTATCACCTTTTTTAGTTCTGGTATTTTCAATAGCACCTATGGCAATACTTAAAAGCCCAGTTTTTGCACCAAGGGTTCTTCTCTCTTTTTCTGGTGCAGCTATGTTTTATGCTTTCCTGATGCTGCGAAATATAAAAAGCCCTGTAATTTTGACTTTTATTTTCGCTCCGTTAGTTTGGATTAGCTTTGTTTACAGTTACTCTTTTTCCAATGCGTCCAAGAGCCAGTCCATAACTGATGAGGTAATATCCACCTCCGTATTTCAGGAGACATCTCACAATGGATTTAGCTTCAAATACGTTACTGTTAATGGAGAAATGCCTAAGTCAAGGCAATTGCTCATGGCGGAAAATAAACTACCGCTTATGTCAAAGCTCGTTCCTGTTTACTTGAGTCATGACTGGGTTTGGGGAGCGGAACTTCTAAATCACTATGGAATGAATTTAGAGTTCAAAGTCTTAGGAAGTGAAAAGAAAAATATGATATGTAAAAGCACCCTGATCACCAAGGGAAGCATTTACTCACTTTATTCATTCAATGATATTCTGATCATTGATTTTCTAAGAACCAAGTGCTGAAGATGCCCCGGCTTAAGCCGGGGTGAAATTTATATGGCTGTCGGCCAGTCAATATCAGGCGCCTTGGAAGTATCAACCCGGCTTAAAAGCACGCGATATTTTTTCAGTGTAGTTAACTGTGTTCTTTCTTCATCTGTCGCCATGTCTAGGTCGACCGCATCCTGAAGTATGGAGATCGTCTGGCTTGCTTCAGCTATAAGGTTAGCCTTTTGCTGCTCCGCCTGAGCAATCAAATCTTCTTTTGGCACCTCAGGTGGCGGTGGAGGTGTGAACTTGCCTTTTTTATAGGTCCACCCGATACCTGCGCCACTATCCCCGGTTTTAACAGCTTCCATTCCCTCTGGTGGCGCCCATTCCGCCTCTCCGTCCCACAAACTTGTGCTGACCACATTCCCTTCAGAGTCGATCACTGCATACACTTCTACGGCCATTATGCGTACTCCTCAATAATTGCAATTCCCGACCTGCCTGCAGCGCCAGCATTTACGGGCTGAGACGGTCCGTTTGCACAGCCAGATGCGCCGGAACCGAATCCGCCTCCTGTATTGGCGTTATTGTTAATAGCAGGTATCGACCCACCCACACCTAACTGGCTGTTCGCACCGCGCGATCCCGCCGCGTAATTGGTTGACACAGCAACAGCAGCTTCGGCTCCAGGGCCAGATGAGCCAACTATATTCCAGTTGGTTGGGCTAGCTCCGTTGGTATTTGCAACCGGTTGAAATGGCGGATTAGCAGGGCCAGCCGGAAGGCCAGCTTTGCCACCGGGAGCTGAAATAAGGTTGCCAACTGACGTCGCACTGCCGTCAACGCCATACTGTGAAGATGAAGTACCGCCCGGCCCGCCAGCGCCGATAGTTATAGCTGCCGAGCTAATGCTGGTAACATCATAAACGCCCTCAGCATATGCACCTGCGCCGCCGCCATTACTTACAGAAACCTGACCGGTACCTGTAGCGGGAGCCGCTGAACTCCCGCCACCTCCACCAAGAACCCTGATCTTCCATTTTTTTGCGCCGGCTGTTTTGGTGACAGTTCCGTTAGCGGTGAATACCTGAACGTTTAAAAGTCTCCCCGGCCCCACGAGTCCTTTTACAGCAGCGAGCAACTGGTTGTTGCTTGCGCTGGAGAGCGTGATGCCTGCTGCTTCAATTATCGAAGCGATTTCCTCCTGCACTGAGTCAAAGAACTCCGCATTGAGTGCCGTTGGCAGCTCTCCCGTCTGCGGATTGCCGCCCGTAAAGCCGTTTTTTCCGGCACCGAATTTGTCTTTCTGGGCGGTGGATGTATCAATACGATGCATGGTTACTCCGGGTATTTGAAAATGACGTAGGTGTGGGACGGGGCAAGCTTGCTGAGGACGCACTCTGCAGTAGTGTCACCCCACGCTCTTATGCTGTCGGTGCAGCTGCTGATTGCCGTCATTGGTGTTATCTGCGTGGCTGACGGCATGTTTACCTGCCAGTAATACCGCCACTCGTCGCTGTAGAGTGAGTCCGTACAGTCTGAGACGCATGTGAACTGAGACTTGTTGTAACGGGTGATCGTGACACCGGTATAACCCAGCGCTTCAAGCTGAGCCAGATAGAAATCCTCGTTAATGCCGCCAGCGAGATTCAGCTTTGCATCAAGGCGCTGCCTGCGCTGCTGCAGTGTCTGGACGCCGGATGGCGCACAGCTGTCCGGAAGACCGCTGATTGCCTCATAACGGTCCATAAGCTCTGTTACCGAACGCGGATCGGTTTCCAGCATGAGCGCATCACCCCGCTCGTGCACCTCAGCCAGCGAAGGAGCAAGCCCGGTAAGCAGCAGGTCATCACTATCCCACGCAGGACCGCGCGGCAGTAATGCGCCAAG